GGAATAGATTCTACATATAAAGAATATTTATTTTTATTTAATAGCATTCATCCTGCTACAGATAGTGCAAATGTTCAATTTCAAGGAAGTATTAATGGTGGAAGTGCTTATGGAGTAAATATAACTTCAAGTTATTTTCAAGCTCAAGCTAATGCTACTGAAACAGCCTTAGAGTATGATGGTGGTCAAGACTTAGCTCAAAGCACTAACTTTCAAACTATCTTAGGCAAAGAAGTTGGTAATGGAAATGATGAATCAGCAAGTGGAATGCTTCGTTTATTTGATCCAAGCAACACTACTTTTGTAAAACATTTTTTAGCAATTGGTAATTGTCAAGATACAGAAGCTATGTCTAGAGAAGGATTTACTGGAGGATACTTTAACACAACAAGTGCGATTAATGCTGTTCAGTTTAAAATGAGTTCAGGTAACATGGACGCTGGAACTATAACAATGTATGGAGTTAAATAATGGCAATAGTATCTGCAAACAATAATGCTTTATCAGCAATTACAGCTTTACCTAGTGGTTTTTCATCTGGCTCTTTAAATTTAATATCTACACAGACAGCTAGTAGTTCATCATCATTAAGTTTTACAAGTGGAATAGATTCTACATATAAAGAATACTTACTTACTTTTTATAGCATCCATCCAGCTTCTGATAATGTAAGTTTTCAATTTAATGGTACTGATGATACTTCTAGTCACTCTTTTGACATTACAAAAACTACAACTGCTTTTAATGCTTATCATAATGAAGCCGATACTGAAACAGGTTTTGGATATAGAAGCGCAGATGATGTTGCGCAAGGAACAGGTTATCATACTTTAACCCATCAAGTAAGTAATGATAATGACGAAGCTTTAAGTGGTTATCTCCATTTATTTGAACCTAGTAACACAACTTTTGTAAAACATTTTAAAGCGGTTATTAGTAATAATAACGAAGATAGTCACGCGCAAGTTAATTATAGTAGTGGATACTTTAATACAACAGCCGCAATCACAGGGTTAGATTTTAAGTTTAGTTCAGGCAACATAGATTCAGGTACAATAGATTTATATGGGGTAAATTAGGCTTTTACAACTATATGAAATAGTATATAAACAAAAAACAAGGAGAAAAATATGCCTAGATACAAGATGGTTAACGGTGAGCGAATACAATTCACAGCAGCTGAAGAGACAGCTAGAGATGCAGAAGAACAAGCGTGGGCTGATGGTGCTGTAGCAAGAGCACAGGCTACTTTAAGAGCTAAAAGAAATAGACTCTTAGCAGAGACAGACTTTTATGCTTTATCTGATGTTACTATGTCATCTGATATGACAACATACAGACAAAATTTAAGAGATCTGCCTGACGGTAAAGACACTGTTGCTAAATGTGAAAATGCTACTTGGCCTACTAAACCATAAGGCATAGGAAATCACTATGCTGCAAAAAGTTAGATTTGCGCCTGGATTTAATAAACAGGTTACTGCTACCGGTGGTGAAAGCCAATGGGTTAACGGTGACAATGTTAGATTTAGATATGGCACGCCTGAAAAGATTGGTGGTTGGTCACAACTCGGTTCAGTTGCCATAACAGGTCGAGCAACAGCTATTCATCATTTTGTTAATACATCAGGTATTAAGTATGCTATCCTAGGAACAAACAGAATTTTGTACGCATACTCTGGAGGTATATTTTACGACATACATCCTATTAAATCTACAACATCTTTATCAAGTGCTTTTTCAACAACCAACGGATCAAAGACTGTAACACTTACTTTTGCATCTGCACACAGCATAAATAAATTTGATATTATTTTATTAGATACTTTTACATCTATTACTGGTTCTGATTTTGTATCTGGAGACTTTACAGATAAAAAATTTATGGTGACATCCATACCAACAGATACAACACTAACAATAGAGATGGAATCAAACGAATCAGGATCAGGTGCTTCAACATCTGGTGGTATTCGAGTTCAACATTACTATCCAGTAGGACCAGCAGTAGAGGTTGCGTCAACAGGTTGGAGTTTGGGATCTTGGGGTGGACAACAAACAGGTCAGTTCACATCTACATTATCATCAAGCATCAACGCGTCGGTAACAAGTTTAACAATGGCTAGTTCATCATCATTCCCATCTTCAGGAACAATATTGATTGGAACCGAATTAATTACATACACAGGTAATGACAACAGCGGAACATTATCTGGTTTAACAAGAGGTGCTTTAGGAACAACAGCAGCTACACATTCATCTGGTGCAACAGTAACAGATGCATCAAACTTTTTTGCTTGGAACGCTGCAGCATCTGGAGATATTGTAACAGCACCAGGATTATGGTCACTAGATAATTTAGGTAACAAACTTATTGCAACCATAAATGGTGGTGAAAGTTTTGAGTGGGACTCTAATCCTACTGGAGCCAATAATACTCGAGCAACGATTATAACAGGCGCACCAACAGCATCTGCATTTAGTTTAGTATCTACACCAGATAGACACTTAATCTTTTTTGGAACAGAAACAACAATAGGCACAAAGTCTACACAAGACCCTATGTTTATTAGATTCTCTTCTCAAGAAGATATTAATTCTTACACACCAACAGCTACCAATACAGCAGGTACACAAAGACTAGCGGATGGTTCTAAACTTGTAGGAGCGATTAGAGGTCGTGACGCCATTTACATTTGGACAGACACAGCATTATTTATTATGCGTTTTGTTGGTCCACCATTTACATTTTCATTCCAACAAGTAGGTACCAACTGTGGATTGATTGGTCAGAACGCAGCCGTTGAGGTAGATGGTACAGCTTACTGGATGTCAGAAAATGGTTTCTTTAGATACACAGGTAAACTAGAATCACTACCGTGTTTAGTTGAAGACCACGTCTTTGATGATATTAACACAACACCAAAGCAACATATTAATGCAGGATTAAATAACTTGTTTGGTGAAGTAATGTGGTTCTATCCAAACTCAGGTTCTGGTGTTGTTAATAGAATGGTTTCTTATAATTATCTAGACTCAAGTCCAGAAAGACCAGTATGGACTACAGGCACACTAGCAAGAACAGCGTGGGAGGATTCTGCAATATTTGGTAAACCACACGCAACAGAATATGATTCTAGTGCTGAGACAGCAGATACCGATGTTAATTACGTACACGGTAATACTGATGGTGTATCTACATACTACGAACACGAAACTGGATTAAATCAAGTTAAAGGTGGTCAAACATCAGCTATAGCTGCAAACATACAATCTGGAGATTTTGATATAGGTGCTCAAGGGTTAGCTGGTGATGGGGAGTTTATGATGAAAATAAGAAGAGTGATACCAGACTTTTTATCACAAACAGGCGATGCAACAGTAACATTAAATTTAAGAGACTTTCCAAACGATACACAAGCGAGTTCTACATTAGGGCCGTTTACTGTAGCTAGTGGTACACAAAAAATAGATACACGTGCAAGAGCTAGACAAATATCTTTAAAAGTAGAAAACACAAGTACAAGTCAATTCTGGAAACTAGGAACTTTTAGAATAGACTTTCAACCAGACGGAAGAAGATAATGCCATTAAATAAAAAAGGTAAAAAAATAATGAAGTCTATGAAAAAACAATATGGTAAAAAAAGAGGTGAGCAAGTTTTTTATGCCTCTAAAAATAAGGGTATAATTAAAGGAGTTAAAAAACGTGGCTAGAATAGTACAAGCATTAACACAACCTACAGAACGATACGATCAACAAATACAACAATCATTTGTTAGAGATGTAGATAGTATTGTGCAAAAGTTAAATACAACATATCAACAAGATTTAAAAGACGAAGCAGAGGCGGAGGCTTTTTTCTTTGGCTAATTCATTTGTAAATAAAAAAGTAGATTTAACAACTACCTCAGCTACGACACTATATACCGTGCCGACAGCAACAACCGCTATTATTAAATCTATATTAGTGTCTGAGGATTCTGGTAATGCTGATACCATTACGATAACAATCACAGATGCAAGCGATAATGTATTTAGTTTATTTAAGACTAAATCCATATCCGCTAACGGAACAACAGAATTATTAACAAATCCTTTAGTATTAGAGGAAAGTGAGATACTAAAAGTGACTGCGGCTACGGCTAATAGACTACACGTGGTCCTTTCTGCGCTACAATCTAAGCCTAGAGAGGTAACAACATAGTCTTGATTTACTAGTAAAAAACTAGTAAGTTAATAAACCCAGGTGAAAACCCTGCCTTAAACATTTAACTAATTAAAGATATGATAA